CCACATAGGGAACTGGGCGTTTGACGGTAACATTGAAATCATCCAAGCCAATAAAAAAATCCAAATGATCGATGGAATTGCAACCATCATCAGAAAAAAAAGAAAGTCGGATGATTTTATAATTTATTCCGGGCAATTCTTCAATACAAAAAGAGACTGCTTTGTTGCTAAAAAAGGTGACTGCTTTGCTCATGGCGATACAATTCATCAAGCAATTGAGGATGTGAACTTCAAATTTCTGCAGGAGAATTTCAATGCTAATGAAATTATAAAAGAAATCAAAGAAAAAAAGATAATGACAGTAAGTCATTTCCGGCTTCTTACTGGGGCTTGCAGTGCAGGTTGTAAAAACTTTTTACAGGAAAATGGTATTGACAAAACGGAATTACCATTGGATGAAGCTATTGATTTGGTTCGTGGTGCGTATGGATGGAGTAAAATTTCTCAATACTTCAACTAATGGCAAACGCAGATTACAACTATTCGATAGACGAAAGAAGGGAAAAGCCCTTAATCCTGATTGAGGATATGAATTTAGGCAATATGTCAGTAACCAATGACATTGAAATTGTCGTTGCGGAGATATGCGAAAAGAGAGGGATTAACTGCAATGAAGCAACCATTCTTTATATGGATTCGGAAGGGTTATGGGACGGTTACGATTGCGCTAAAAAGCAATTTATACCACTACACGGTAAAACTTGGAACGAAGCACTTGAAAGATTATGAGAACAATAAAATTTAGGGTTTTTACAGGAAAAGAAATGAGATACCCAAAGGAAAGCGGATTGACTTTTAAAAACGGTTCATTTCATCAGATTAATTTATCGGACACTTTTTTAAAAGAAACCGAAGTTGCTCAAATGAGCATTATGCAATTCACCGGTTCGGTAGATAGCAATGGAAAAGAAATTTATGAAGGGGATGTTGTTGAATTAGAAGAAGGTTTTCATCCAAGATTCAGACCTATTGTTTTTACGGAATATGGAAGTTGGTATATAGGGGAGTGTGGAATTTCATTTGGTCAAATGAAAGCCAATGGCTTTGTTCATTGTAAGGTCGTTGGCAACATCCACGAGAATCCCGAATTAATCAAAAACTAAAGTTATGAGCGAATTTAAAGGAACAAAAGGAAAGTGGATAATTCAAAAAGACATTTCGGAATTTGAATCTACAATTACCTCTGAAAATAAGAGAGTGTGCGAGGTTAAATCTTATGATGATTTATCATTTAGCATTAATGAGAATTTGTACACCGACCCAAACAAGGAAGAGCAGAAATGCAACGCTCTATTAATCTCCAAAGCCCCCGAAATGCTTGAATTACTCATTAAGATTCACGACAGAATCAACAACGCATACGATTCAGAACCGGAGACACTCAAACAATTAGGAATTGATGATGAGTTATTTACAGAAATAGAAAAAACAATCAAACAAGCAACGAAGTTATGAAAACCCTAATCCTACTCTTCGCCTTTTCGTTCAGCTTCGGGCAAATCAAAATCGAAAACGAGCAATTCACGTTCAAAGAAACGCTATTCCACGTAGAAGAATTTGAAATACTCGATTGCGGAACAACGATGATTAAATGCTACTGGTGGAATGATTACGCAAAAGAGAAACATCCGTATATCTTTTTCATCGACAGGCAAGCGAATGTACTCTCATTTTATGATGTGAAGTTTAACCAAATGCACAAAGAGAAATGATGTACAACGCCAACATAGAATCCGATGTTTTACGCGCAAAGCACCGCTTGGAGTGGTTAATTGAAAACAAAAAATCTTTTGAATTAACCCAAAAGAAACCAAAACGGTCGCTTTCACAAAACAGCTACTTACATCTGATTTTAGGTTGGTTTGCCATTGAATACGGCGATACTTTGGACTATGTGAAGCAGGAAATCTTTAAAAAACTGGTCAATCCGGAAATCTTCAAAACTGAATTCATCAACAAAAAGACCGGTGAAATACGGGATGATTGGAGAAGCACCGCAAACCTTGACACCGCCGAAATGAAAACGGCAATTGATCGATTCCGAAATTATGCAAGCAAAGAATTCGGTTGCTATTTACCCGAACCCAATGAAAGGGAGTATTTGGAGCAAATTGAAATGGAAATGAGAAACTTCCAAGAATGGTTGTAGTTGGTAAAAAAGGCGATATAAAAAAGATAGAATGGGAATTCAAAGGACAACATTACCGAATTACTTCAACTCAATCAACCGGTTCTTATCGTCCGGTTTGGGAAGCTGTCGACACCGTAAAACGTAGTGATGGAACGATAAAAAAATTTACAAGAAAGGAATTAAAGGAATATTTCAATACAAATAATTATGGAAAATGAATTAAAACAAGTAGAAATTATCAGTGCATCAATCAAAGATATGATGTGCAATTATGGCTATGAACTCCAAAACAGCCAAAACAAAGGCGACAAAGTACCAAACCACAAAGGCGCGCACGTAATTCACGAAGATTTGCAGGATGCCTTTAGTAACCTTGCCGTTTTTCTTGCACACATTGACGGTGCTTTTAATAATTGGGCGGACAACCAAACCCCAATCGATGAATTGGAAGATTCAGCAGAATTCACGCCTTACATTATTACCGGATTCCGGTTATTCGGCTCGGAAGAAAACAGGTCAGTTGCTTTAAGTGGTTACAAAGAAACTTTACACGGTACAATTTCATTTGATACACCGCGAATAAAATTAGAAGGTTCTTATCTCTATTTAGCAGAATTGAAAGAGCGTTTGGACAAGGCCATCGAAGAGGTTGAATTGTATATGAATGGTAAACAGGCCCCTCATTATGAGCAATCCGAAATGGATTTTGATGAATTAGGTGAAGATGATTTTGAAAACGCCAAAATAGAGGATTGATTTAATGGAGTTAGCCGTACCACATAGCCCGAGCGCATTATCACTTTTCCCGGAACCGAAATTTAAACCTCGTCCTTATCAGGAAAAGGCAATTAAAGCCGGTGTTGATTTTTTCAACGGAAAATCAAAATCAAATGCAATTTTGGTTTTACCTACCGGTGCCGGGAAAAGTATTGTAGTTGCAAATATTGTTTCAGAATTGAGAGGAAAGACAATCATTCTGCAACCTTCCAAAGAGATTCTGGAACAAAACTTTGCAAAGTACACAAGCTATGGGTATGCCGCTGCCATTTATTCAGCTTCTGCGGGTCAAAAAAGAATCGACCGGGTTACATTTTGCACCATTGGTAGCATTATTAAGAAAAAGCATTTATTCAAAGATTTGGAGCACATCATAATTGATGAATGCCATTCGGTAAATGCCAAAGGTGGTATGTATGAAGAATTCATAAACAGCTTTCCAAATGCAAAAGTTTTGGGATTAACGGCAACACCTTACCGGCTCCATAATTCTTTGGATGGTGCTCAATTAAAATTCCTTACGAGAACCCGACCGCGGATATTTTCAAAGATTTTATACTACGTTCAGAATGGTGAACTATTCGATGCCGGGTATTTGTGCAAACTGGAATATTTTTCATTTAATGTGATTGACCGAAAAATGTTACAGGTAAACAGTTCCGGTACTGACTTCACGGAAAAATCATTGAGGGCCTATTATAAAATGATTGATATGCCCTCAACCGTAGTTCAGTTTGCCCACCGTTTATTAGCGAAAAGGAAAAACCTCTTAATTTTTTGTTCACTCATTGAAGAAGCGAAAAATGTTACCTCACGGATTCCGGGCGCGGTAATGCTTACCGGAACCACCGGAAAGGATGAACGTGAAAAAATATTATCTCAATTCAAATCCGGGAATATAAAATGCCTTGTAAATGTTGGGGTTCTTACCACTGGATTTGATTACCCGGAATTAGAATGTGTCCTTTTGGCCAGATCAACAATGTCTTTGGCTTTATACTATCAAATAGTTGGGCGAGCAATGAGGATTGCACCAAGTAAGAAATCCGCTTGGATTGTGGATTTAGGGGGCAACACTAATTTTTTCGGAAAGATTGAAACAATGAAAATAGTTGAAAGCAATACCGGCTTACATTCCATTTGGAACAATGGACGGCAATTAACCAATGTACCATTTCAAAAATGATATTATGCAATTAGTAGATTACCATCAGTTTTTAGAAAAGAAAAAACACACATCAATAAACTACGGGATTGAAACAAATTTCTTGCCCGATACAATGTTTGATTATCAAAAGTATGTATCTGAATACGCTATTAAAAAAGGTCGTTGTGCCGTGTTTCTTGACACCGGATTAGGCAAAACTATAATTGAATTGACTATCGCTAAAAATTATGTCAATCATACCAATAAACCGGTATTGATTATTACACCTTTGGCTGTTGCATTTCAGTTTATAAAAGAGTCTGAAAAATTTGGCATTGATGATATTGAATATAGCAAAGACGGCAAATACAATTCAAAAATAGTTGTGTGCAATTATGAACGACTACAAAATTTTGATTCAAATGATTTTGATTGTGTTATTCTCGATGAAAGCTCTATTCTGAAAAACTTTGACGGAGCAATTAAAAACCATATAACCAGCTTTCTAAAAAAGACTAAATACAGATACGTATTTACTGCAACACCAAGCCCTAATGATTTCATTGAATTGGGCACATCCGCAGAAGCATTGGGCTATATGGGTTATATGGATATGCTTTCCAAATTTTTTGGTAATAGTGATAAGAATATTCTTCCACACGACATAGGTACAAAATGGTATTTGAAACCACACGCAGAAAATGATTTCTTCAAATGGGTGTCCAGTTGGTCTATTTCAATGAGAAAACCCTCAGATTTAGGGTTTAGCGATGACAAACATATTTTACCCGAATTGAACATAAATTATCATCCTGTAAAAAATGACAAGAACTGGGTAATTGACGGGCAAATTTTAATGTTCAATATTGTTGCTAAACGAATGGGTGAAATTCGTGAAGAACAAAAAATGACAATTGAAAAACGCTGTGAAAAAGCAGTTGAATTGACTGCTGGAAAAGAAACATCCGTTTATTGGTGCAATTTTAATGATGAAGGAGATTTACTACAATCACTTGATGGTGATGCGTATCAAATTAAGGGAAATATGAACTTGGACAAAAAGGAAGATATTTTATTAAACTTCTTTTCCGGAGACATTAAAAAACTAATAACAAAGCCAAAAATAACAGCATTCGGACTTAATTGGCAACATTGTAACCACACCGTATATTTTCCAACTTTCAGCTACGAACAATGGTATCAGGCCATTCGTAGATTTTGGCGGTTTGGACAAACAAAAACCGTAACGGCCGATATGGTTTATTCGGATGGACAAAAAAGAATAATTGATGCTCTATTTATGAAAACCGAAAGAGCTGAACAGTTATTCACAAAATTAAACTCAAATGTGAATCAGAAATATGAAGCTTATATTTCTGACTTCGAAAAAGAAATAATTCTACCAAACTTCATTAATAATTAAAATTATGGTTAAAAATCAATTAATAACAGAAGATTATTCAATATACAATTCCGATTGTATGTATGTGGTAAAAGATTTACCAAAAGAAAGTATTGACCTTTCAGTTTACAGTCCGCCATTTGCCGGGCTATATAACTACAGCTCTCACGAAAATGATTTTTCTAATTGCGAAACAAAAGAACAGTTTCTACAGCAATATGAGTTTCTGATTGCTGAAATGTCAAGAATTACAAAGCCGGGAAGAATGACGGTAGTTCATTGCCAGGATATTTTATTGAACGTTACAAAAAATCATTTGTTTGATTTCCCGGCTGAGATAATTAAACTCCATCAAAAATATGGATTTCATTATGTAAACAAAATCACTATTTGGAAAGAGCCATTAAAAGTACGTATGCGTACAATGGTACGATCACTTATGCACAAATTGATAGTTGAAGACAGTACCCAGTCTTTTACCGCAATGCCTGACTATTTAATTATATTTAAAAAAGCCGGAGAAAATAAAATTCCCGTTACTCACGAATATGGTTTGTCATATTATGCCGGTGCTGTGCCCCTTCTCCCTGAAATGGAAAAACAATATGGAAATTGGGAGCACTTACAAAAAAAATATGAGGGTTGGGAAAATCCAAAAACCAATAAATTATCTCATATCATTTGGCAAAGATATGCTTCAAGTGTTTGGGATGATATTAGAATTGACAATGTATTGCCTTTCAGGGAAGCAAAAGAAGATGATGATGAAAAACACGTACATCCTCTTCAATTAGATGTTATTGACCGAATTGTTGAACTCTACTCAAACCCTAACGAAATTGTATTTACTCCATTTATGGGTGTTGGTAGTGAGGTTTTCAGCCCTGTATCAATGGACAGAAAGGCAATTGGTGTAGAACTAAAAGAAAGCTACTATAAACAAGCGGTACTGAATCTTGAAGAAGCAAAAAAAAGATTCCAAAAGACAAATCAAATGAATTTATTTGAACAAGCCGTATGAACGTATATTGGATAGACCTTTTTTGCGGCGCGGGCGGAACCTCAACCGGAATACATTTAGCAAATGTGAATGCCAAAGTAATTGCCTGTGTCAATCACGATGCCGTTGCAATTGAATCACATCGGGAAAACCATCCGGATTGTCACCATTTCACGGAAGACATTCGGGATTTTAATGTGGTTCTTGAACTCAAAAAAATAGTTGAAGAATTAAGGCAAAAAGAATCTGATTGTATTATCAATATTTGGGCTTCATTAGAATGTACCAACTATTCAAAAGCAAAAGGTGGTTTGCCGCGTGATGCTGATAGCCGAACACTTGCCGAACACCTTTATATGTACATTGATGAATTAAATCCGGAATATTTATTCATTGAAAACGTCCGTGAATTTATGGCGTGGGGGCCTTTGGATAAAAACGGTAAACCCTTGAGCCGAGATAAAGGAAAGGATTATATCCGGTGGGTTCAAAATATAGAAAACAAGGGGTATAATTATGACAAGCGAATGTTGGATTCAGCTAATTACGGAGCATATACCAAGCGTGAAAGGTATTTAGGGCAATTCGCGTTAAATGGGCTTCCAATAATGTGGCCGGAAGCAACCCACTCAAAAAATCCGGTGAAAGAGCCTGGATTATTTGAAAAGCCATTAAAAAAATGGAAGGCAGTAAAAGATGTTCTGGATTTGAATGATGAAGGTAAATCAATTTTCAATCGAAAAAAACCGCTTTCAGAAAACACATTGAAAAGAATTTATGCAGGACTTGAAAAGTTTGTTGCAAATGGCGAAACGACATTTATCAAAAAATATTATTCCGGCAGGCCTGAGGGTAAAGTAATACCTATCACCGGACCCGCCGGAACTATAACCACCATTGACGGGCAAGCGGTTGTTAAATCTGTTTTTCTAAGTCCGTATTATGGAATTTCTACACCTCAAAGTGTAAATCAACCCTGCAATACTTTGACCACAAAAGACCGTTTTGCGAAAGTTGAAACTCAATTTTTAGTTAACAGCTATTCAAATGGCGGACAGCATACGGAATTAGACAAACCGGCTCCAACCATTA